CAAATGAACGCGGACAGGCCGGTGCTCGACGCTGCCATGCCATTCGAGGACCGGATGGTGCTCGCGGAGCTCTACCGCCTGCTTGAGACGGCGAAGGCGGCCGGCGACACGGCGGGCGTGATCCGCGCGCGCAAGGCGCTGAACGCGGCGAAGATTGCAGCGGCCAGGGCAACAGCGGAGGCGGCGCGGTGAACGCTGTGACGGCCATGCGCAAGCCTACGATCGCTGAAGCCGAAGTCGAGCAGTCGGTGCTCGGGCTGCTGTTGAGCGGTGCGGATACGGCATGGCTCGTTCTCGATCGCATCGACGTCAACGATTTCCGCGAGCCCGTGCATGCGCGCATCGCCGAGGCGGCTCTCCGGGTATTGAACGCAGGCAGCGAGCCCAATCCGCTGACACTGGCGGCCGCCATGGCTGCGGATCCAGCCCTCGATGAGCTTGGGGGCGCGGATTACTTCCGGACCATCCTCTCGCGCCATGGGCGTAACCGCGACATCGCGGCCGAGCTTTGCGATTCGCTCTCCGACCAGGCGCAGCGTCGCGCGCTGATGAGCGAGATCGCGGAGACGGAAGTCCGCTTGCGGGACATGAGCCTGTCGGCACGCGACATCTTGTCCGAGCATGAGGCTGCGATCGTGGCGCTTGCCGAGGGCAAGCCGCAGCCGGACGATCCGTCATCACTCTACGACGCGGTGACACCTGTCGTGGAGCGGCTGGACGCGCCAGAAGAGATGCGCAAGCCGCTCATTCCCTACGGCGTGTGCGGGCTCGATGACGCGCTAGGTGGGATGGCGCCGGGTGATGTGATCATCGTGGGTGCCCGTCCAGGCATGGGGAAGACGGCGTTCGGCCTTGCGGTCGCTGACCATGTTTCGGCGCGCGGCAAGGGTGTGCTGTTCGAAAGCCTCGAGATGCGCAAGTCGCAACTCGGGGAGCGGTGGCTATCGATGCGCGCTTATGCCAGGGCGGAGAAAATCCCTTACAATCTGATCCGGCTGAACAAGGTGAACGAAGAGCAGAAAGACACGCTCGCCAAGATCACATCGAACATCACGAAGCAGCCGCTTGTGATCGACGACAGAAGGGGGCTCACGCTCGGTCAGATCGGCGTGCGGGCGAGGTCGTGGAAATCGAAATTCCGCCGCGCAGGGACCCCGCTTGGGCTCCTGGTCGTGGACCACCTGCAGCTGATCCGCCCTGATGGTTCCTACCGCGGCAATAAGGTCGCCGAGATCACGGAGATCAGCGGGGGGCTCAAGGTGCTCGCCGGGGCGCTCGACGTGCCGATCATGTGTCTCTGCCAGTTGAGCCGCGCGGTCGAGGGGCGCGACGACAAGCGTCCGCAGCTGTCGGATCTTCGTGAATCGGGGGCGATCGAGCAGGATGCGGACGTCGTGCTCTTGCTCCACCGGCCGGAATACTACGCGCGGAAGAACCGCCCCGATCCCACGCAGGGCGACCTCCTGACGAAGTGGGAAACGACGCTGCTGAACTCCAAGGGCTTCGTGAACGTCGCCGCGGCCAAGGTGCGCCATGGTGAAGAGGTTGAGATCAAGGCTGTTTGTGAGATTGCCTACAACTTCATCGGCGGGAAAATGACGTGAGCCGGAACACGCGAGCGGACTTCTATTGGAAGGATTGGCGGTCCGATCAGGGCCTCAGTCTGTGCAGTCTCGCGGCGCAAGGTCTCTGGATGCGGATGCTGTGCATCGCGGCCGAAGCTGACCCCTTCGGTTACGTGCTCGTCGATGGGGTTCCGCCGACCCATTCGGACATCGCAAAGCTTGTCGGTTCGACCGAGCCGGAGGTCGATCTTCTGATGGCTGAGTTGGAGTTGCGTGCGGTGTTCTCGCGAAATCGAGCAGGGATAATTTACTCAAGACGCATGGTTCGCGACGAAAAAAAGAAGAAGATTGCGAAGCAAAACGGAAAAACAGGAGGTAACCCAAACCTCAAAAAACAAACGACAATTCCACCTTCGGATAACCCCCAAGATAAGGGCGAGGTTGGCGCTCCCTTAAGTCTCGCGCGCGCGGGTCCACTTTTACCACTTCTACCACATAACCACATAACCACCCTTGCCACACTACCCACAGAGGGTTTGGATAAGGCTCCCGTCATTCGAGTGTGCGAGGCGTTGGGGCTCTCGTTCACAGCCAGCGCCGAGCGATTGAACTGGCCGGCGATGGTCGGAGCCATGATCGATGCAGGACTGGACCTCGATACCGACATCCTTCCAGCCTGCGTTGAGGCAAAAGCGCGAGCCATCACAAACCTGACTTGGGTGCGAAAGCGCGCAGAGGGCGAGCAGGCAAGGCGCAAGCTTGTCACCGAGACCAGCGAGGCGTCGAAGACCGAAGAGGCTCGCAAATGGCGCCATGAGTTCCTGAAGAACTACAACCTCCCGGTGGCCGACGAGGACGTGGGCAAGGTCGAGGGCGAGACTGGCACCGGTGGCTGGCGCTGGATCAAGAACCGATCGGGTAACGGCGTTTGGCAAGACGTGTTCGGTGTCGGTCCACCGCCCCATGATCCACGTACGCTGGTGACCGAAGAAGAACTCGCCGGCTATCCGGCAGCAAAGGCGAAGCGCGACAAGCTCAAGGCGGGCATGGCGAAATGATCAGGCAGAGGTCATTCGCTACGGCAGATTTGCAACCCTTTGGAGAGACCAAGGGCTACTCGCGATCAGTGCAGTTTTGTCTCAGGCATTCTCAGCCGTTGCTGAGACGCTTCGCAACTGCATTCTGCAGCCCTGCCTCGATGGTAGTACGCAGGCTAATCGTAGTTTATCCAATCATCGCAATATGCACATATACGGCGCTGTGGTTTCTCGCAGGCGTCGTCTTCGCAACGTGGAAAATCCTGAGCGAAATGGGGGTGTTATGAGCATCGAGCGGTTGCAGGCCGAATTCGACAAGATCGTGCGCGAGACGTTCCCGGCAGGGACGGAGGCGCTCGACGTCGCCACCTATCTCGGCTTGGTGCGGGGCTTTGCGATCCGCCTCCCGCAATACGACCTTCGGCATGGGGTGCGGCTAGATATCCCCGTGCACGCAAAGGTTCTGCTGCCTCTCAGGGCCAATAGCAGGCCGATGACCATGCTGCGCGAGTGGGTCGAGGCGAAGGTGGCGGCGTCCGCGCCAACCCTCGAAGCCAACGAGGAACCGCTGTCATGACCCTTCTCGCATGGGCGCTGATCATCGTGGCTCTACTCGTCGGCGTGTTTGGCGTCTACCTCGCCATCATCGCCGGCGGACGAACCATGACGCTGGAAGAGCGCATCGACGAACTCGAAACCGCGCTCTCGACCCTCGAGGACGAGGCCTACACGAAATCGGATCAGATGGCCGCGCAGGACGAGCTTGAGGACGCGCTGCACGAGTTGGGCGTGCTGCCGATCATGGATGAAGGGCCGGCGCCGAAGCCAACCGAGCCGAAGAGGGGGAAGTCGGCATGAGAACCTTCTTCGTCGGCACCTTCAAGGTGATGGTGTTTGAGCCGTATCCGGTTCTGATCGAGATCCAGAGGCCTGATCGCGAGCAAACGCTGGTGCTGGACCATACACAACTTGCCGATCTGCATTACGCGGTGAGCAAGGCGATCCACGAAGCAAAGCTCTTGCTGAAGGACGACGCGAAGGAGATTGGCCCATGAGCGAGATGGTCGAGCGTGTCGTGTTGCGCGAAAGGCCGATGATTGAGCGCGTCGCCCGGATTGTCTGGGCAACGAGGGCAAGGCGCATCAGGGAGCAGGACCTGATCTCAGGCTATCTCGGCACGAAGGGGCGAGGCGACTGGACGTTCGACGAGTTAGAGCCCGCTCTTCAGGAAGCGCTACGCGAAGAAGCTCGCGCTGCGATCGCCGCCATGCGCGAGCCGACGGAGGCGATGATCGGGGCGGGCTCAGCGAAGATCTTCGGAACCGAGTGGCACAATGAGCCGAAGTCGGACGTGGAATACATCGAGCTTGTATGGCCGGCCATGATCGACGAGGCGCTGAAGTGACCACCACGCTCCTGCTGGCCTTGCTGATCCCGCTCTTCGCCGCCGTCTGCTGGTGCGCGTGGGTCGCGCTCAAGGGCTTGGCGCACCTCGTCGCGGCGCTGTTCGTAGGGAGGAAGTGATCAGCACCATGAACGCAATGAACGTGACCCGCAGCCGTTGGCACGTCATCGAAACCGTCGGCGGCAAGGAGAAGCTCGCGCGCGATGCGATCGCCGGGCGAGGGCGGCCGACGTTCTTCCCCCAAGCGGAGAAGACCGTGCTCCACGCCAGGCGCAAGGACGTGGTATTGCGCCCGCTCTACCCGAACTACCTGTTCGTGCTGTTCGATCCGTTCGATCTCTCGTGGGGCGAACTGCTGCACATGCCGGGGGTGTGGACGATCGTCGGCATCATCCGGCCTCGCGGGCGGCCGAAGAACATCGCCGACGTGACGGGGGCGAATTGGCGGCCCTATGTGGGACAACCGCGGCCACTACCCGACGGCGCCGTGCAGTGGATCAAGAACCAGTTGGAGGACACGGAGGATGGTTTCGTGCTGAGAGAGCCGGTTGAGACTGACGGGCCCGCCTTGGCGAAAGACACGCCGGTCGAGATCACAGATGAGAGGAACGCCTTCCGCGGCTTTAAGGGCCTCGTCGACTTCCACGAAGGCACGCGCGTCCGTGTGCTGCTTGACTTGTTCGGGCGAAAAACCCCATTGATTGTCGAGCGTGATTCGGTCGCGGTTGTGGCGCAGCCATGAGGAAGGGTTTTCACCCGTCCTGGCTGTGCGTCTGTCAAACGGCGATCACGCGCATCTTCCGACGCAGTTCAGAACCGGTCGTTCAGGCGCATCCTGAGGGCGATACCCAGGACTGGAGCGACGAACCGGGCCCGCGGACGCACCGAACACTTCAGCCGCTGTCGCATGCTGCAAGGCGGGCTGTGCGACTGCTGTCTGCTGGAAATGGGTTAACCAAAGGAGGAAGTCATGAACGAGATATACCAGCCGAACCAAGCCCGCGTGCTTCCTTCCCGCTCCGACCCGCGCAGCGACTCGGCCCAGCCGCCACAAAGCGCCGCGATCTTCAACGGAATGATGGAGCGCCTTGGTGGGCTGATGGCGATGGCCGAACGTGCCGAGTCCCTGGCCGACCGTCTAACCGGCTTCCCTCCAGCTGATCCGAAAGCGCCGGATACCGGTGTGAACGCGACGCTGCCGCAGGCCTTCAACGCGCGGCTGGATTTGTGCATCGAGGGTATGGACGCCGTCCGCGCTCGCCTTCAGGCGGCGCTTCAACGCCTCGAGCGGTTCGCCTGATGGGCAAACACTCCCCCTCACTCCCGCGCAACGCCGAGTACACGTCCGAACAAGGCGCGCGCGGGCTCGCCATGAGCATCGAAAAGACGTGGTGGGACCGCGGCTTTCCGGCTGTGCGCGCGTGGATCGCCACCCAGGACGGCTATTGGACGGTCCGCTCCAATCTGGTGAACGGCATGCCGCCGGCGGTTGGGACTTCAGCGGCGCTGAAGAAGGCGGCGTGATGTGGGCAACGCCCATGCGCCGTGATCTACGCGCTCATGATCTTCATCACCCTTGGAGACGGCCAGTTTGCGATGTCGCCGGTTGAGTACCACTTCACGGCAGATGCCTGCGGGCATGCGAGGGACGTGAGCGCGCCCGTGATCGAGCACCTCCGCGACGAAAACGGATGGCGCGAGGCGTACTTGAGGTGCATCCCGATCCCGCCTGCCGCCAACCTGCCGAGCGCGTAACAGTGGCTGCCAGGAAAAAGCCCCAGCGCAAGAACACCGTCGGTCGCATGCCGGACTACGACTACAAGAAGCCGCTCAATCCGCGTGAGCAGCGCTTCGTCGATTGCTATGTCGTCGACCCGCACGCCATCAGAGCGGCCGAGGCGGCCGGCTTCAAGCGCTCCTACTCGCAACACCTGATGCTCAAGCCGAACGTCGCAGCCGCCATCCGCCGGCGCCTGCAGGACGCAGCCGAGAAGGCCGATGTCGAAGCGAAGGACGTGATCCTCGAGCTGTCGCGCCTCGCCTTCGTGAACATGGCCGACTTCCTCGAAGAGGACGAAGCCACCGGCTTACCAAGGTTCAAGAAGATGACCGATCTCACCCGCCGGCAGATGGCCGCGGTGCATGAGATGACGATCGACACCGAGGTTGAGCTCGACGATCCCATCACCGAACTGGCCGAGGGCAAGGAGCCGAGTGCCCGGCGCGTCACCCGCATCAAGTTCAAGCTGCACAACAAGCGCGACGCCCTCGTCGATCTCGGCCGCTACTTGAAGATGTTCGCCCCCGAACGCGATCCTGAAAGGGACAATGACCCTGGAGCTTTTGTCTTCACTCGCACCCTATCAGCCATTGATCGAGTCCTTGCGGAGGCTGTCGCCGCCGCAGCGCGCGGCAACGGTCAGGGATTTGTGCCGGAGCGACCTCTACTTCCTGTTGAGGTATTACCTCCGCAGGCCTGACATGGAGCACCCGTGGCTGTTCGACCGCTGCCGGGAGGTGCAGGCCGAGCCAGACAACCGCCTCGATCTTTGGGCGCGTGAGCATCGCAAGTCCTCGATCATCACCTTCGGCAAGACGATTCAGGACATCCTCGCCTCCCATGGCGATGAACCGAGCATCCCGAACGAACTGACCTTCGGGCTCTTCAGCTGCACGCGGCCGCGCGCCAAGGCCTTCCTCCGCCAGATCATGACGGAGTTCCAGACGAACGAGTATCTGAAGGCGACGTTCCCCGATGTGCTCTATGCCGATCCGAAGAACGAAGCTCCCAAATGGAGCGAGGACGACGGCATCACGGTCAAACGCAAGGGCAATCCCAAGGAGCAGACCATCGAGGCCTGGGGCCTGATGGATGGCCAGCCGACCGGTCCGCACTACTGGCGCCGCGTCTACGACGACACCGTGGTCAAGGCCTCGGTCTCCAACGCCGACATGATCGCCAAGACGACGGAAGCGTGGGAATTGTCGCTCGCTCTCGGCATCGAAGGGCAGCCCGCGCGCTACGTCGGCACGTTCTATTCGCTGTTCGACACCTATCACACGATGATCGAGCGCGGCATCCGACCGCGCATCTACCCCGCGACCAAGGACGGAAGCGACAACTGCGCGCCCGCGAACTGCGTGCTGATGTCGAGCGAGGTGCTGCTCAACAAGCTCAAGGAAATGGGCAGCTCGACGTTCCACACGCAGATGCTGCTCAACCCGAAGGGCGGGCTCAAGAGCGGCTTCGATCTCAACTGGCTCAAATGGTGGCCGGCCGAGCATACCGCGAACCTCTCGATCGCGATCATCGTGGATCCGGCCAGCAAGAAGAAGAAAACCTCCGACTTCACCTCGATCTGGGTCATTGGCTTAGGCGCCGACGAAAATTGGTACGTCATCGATCACCTGAAGGATCGGATGAACCTCTCGGAGCGCACCGCAGCGGTCTTCGCGCTTCACCGCAGATGGCGCGGCACCGTGTTCTACGAAGAGTACGGGATGCAGGCCGACATCGAGCACATCCAGTACGTCCAGAACCAGCAGAACTATCGCTTCACGATTACGCCCTTGGGCGGGCAGATCGCCAAGGAAGACCGCATCAAGCGCTTACAACCGCTGTTCGAGCAGGGTCGCATCTTCCTGCCCGAAGGCGGGCGCGTGCACACAAACCACGAAGGCCGGGCCGTCGACACGATCCAGGCCTTCATCAAGAGCGAGTACAGCGCGTTCCCGCTCGTCATTAACGACGACGGCTTGGACAGCCTCGCTCGTATCGAGGACGAGGACGTCAAGGCGAACGTGCAGGCGCCGAGCGCAACCGCCTCGAGCGGCCGAGCGAACGGCTCGCTGATGGCCGAGCTCGTCGCCCAGGCAAACCTTTCGACTTCACGCGGCCGATCCAAGTGGATGGGCAAATAGGAGATCGACATGGCACGCAAGGTCAAAGCCTCTGCATTAGCCGCTGTCGCAACAGACGGCGCGGACTTCCTGCATGGCAGCAACAAGCTTCTGTCGCCCGACGTTTTGGACGGCGGCTTGGGGGATGACATGCTCAAGAGCTACATCGGCGACGACGCGCTTATCGGCGGCGCTGGGGCCGACACGTTCATCTTCGATTGGTACGACTCCAACGCCGGGGCCGATTTCGGCGTCGATAGGATTGAGGATTTCAACGCCGCCGAGGGCGACAAAATCGACCTCTCGCACGCCACGCACTACAGCGAAGCCGATATGGCGGTCGCTGTTTCTCGTGCGGTGAAC